GAAGTCTATGTCGTCCCTTGTGCGCACAACACGATATGCAACCTTAATCCCGATGCTCCGCGCGGATCGCAACCGCAACAGTCTTCAGTCTTGTTGGTGAAAGCAAGGTACTTAGGCACGGTAAGAGAGCTTGCCCGTTAGGATGTACCAGCGCCCGGAGCCGCTTAGGGCCGCCAACAACTAACACGCATGGGGGTTGTCGTGGGAAAAGACTTGGTGCATGTCAAGGTGCGCGTCTCCAACTGCCTCAGCCCTCAGCCGTGTTGGTGTAGTGCGATAGACGAAGGACGCTTACCGTTGGGTTCGCAACGGCGCACGGGAGAATGGACATCCCACGAAATCCAAACCCCACCAACAACCTACACGCATGGGGATTGATGCCGAGAAATCGGGACGAGTAGACGCAGTAAGCCGAAATGTACTGAACGTCAGTCCCCAGTCGTGTTGGTGTCCAAGCTGAAGGTCTGTGACATTAAACGAGTCTCCTAAAGACCGCCAACAACACCAGTGCGGGGGTCGGGTGTATAAATATTCCCCGTACCTAATTCCGTGTATACTCCGCGCATTATGAAAGCAACCGCTCTTCCTCGACCGATTATCTCTGGGTGTAATGTCAGCCCGGTAGACGGCCGCCCTTGGAAGGCGGAGGCCGCAGGTTCAAATCCTGCCACCCAGACCAATCATCACTGACCACTACGGTGTTCGTAGTGTAGTGGTAGCACGGCGGATTGTGATTCCGTCAGCGAGGGTTCGATTCCCCCGTTCACCCCACCAAAATACTTCTTGACATGCGATGCCACGTTGTGGTTATAATCCGCGCACTGTTGGAAGTGAGACGCCAACAAGAAAACCGTTAGTTCTAGCTCCGGCCCCGTAAGGGGTTGGCTGTCCCGCAAGGGATTGCCCGTCTCACTCGGGGCTAGACCTAACGGTTTTTTTTCGTCCACATTCAGCCGTCGTACTCCGCACGATAGCAAGCACCCCAGTCGTGGTGGCGCGGAAGGAAAGCGTACACGGTATGCCGTAAGGCTAGGGGGCAGTTCCCGAATAATCCGTGGGGCTGGTCGAATCATCAAGCCTAGGGGTTGAACACAACGTTCACATGATGATCCACTAATGTGGGGTGAAGCACCTTTCCCTCTCTACTCCGTCTGGGGTAGGGGGGTCTTTGGGTGAAATTTAATAAGAGACTTAAACGCAAGCGTTACGGGCAAGGTTACCGCCCTTTTGGTAACCGTTAAGGAGAGAAAATGACTGGAAGAATCTACGCTGTTTATCACGGGGCTGATGCAAGACTGGTGCGGGCGGCTAATCGTTCGCAAGCGTTGGCACATGTCGCAAAGACTGCGTTCAACATCAATGTCGCCTCGCAGGATGACCTTGTTACCCTTCTCGGTAAGGGGACCAAAGTTGAAACTGCGCGTGATGCCAACCAGGTTGAAATTGATTTGGATTGATGTTTAAACGGGATTCATGCTAACCGGCTAGGGTAAAAGTTTTTGCTCTTGCCGGTCGTGACAACCCTCTTTTTATTTTGTATATTAACTAATCCAACGAAAGAAAATCATGACACGAAACCGTGATTACAAAGCTGAATATGCCAACTACGATGGCACTCCAGAGGTTAAGAAAAAAAGAGCTGAGCGCAACAAGGCCCGGCGAATGTTGGAGCGTGAGGGATTGGTCCACAAGGGTGACGGTAAAGATGTGGATCATGTGACCCCTCTCGGTAAAGGCGGGAAGACTACCCGTTCAAATCTGCGGGTCAAATCAGCATCCGCCAATAGGTCCTACGCCCGCAAATCAGATGCTTCAATGAAATGATTGAGGCTCTTTTATCCGAGGTCTCATTCAATGAGACAACAAGGGTTGTCTGCCCGTTCTGTCTGCCCGAGCGCAGAAAAAAGAACATCAAAGACATGACCCTTACCAGCAAGCCTGACGGCGCAGTTGTGTACCACTGCCATCACTGCTACGCCAACGGATCAGTCCAACCCAAATCAGAAAGAAGGGGTGTCCCTTTGTCAGCCGTACCCAATCCCAAAATCCTCAGTAATGCACTCACGCAGAAACATTACGATTTCCTGTTTACACGGGGCATATCAAAAGCCACCGCAGATAAAGCCAAATTATTCTCAGCCCGAAAATGGTTTGGCAAGTTAGATAAAGAGACGGAGGCCATCGGGTTTCCCTATTATCGAAACGGTTCACTGGTCGCCGCCAAGTACCGATCCATTGAAGGTAAAGACTTCACGCAGGAAATGGGAGGGGCCCATGACTTCTTTGGAATTGAAAACATTATTAAAGGTGAGCCCATCATCATCGTTGAGGGAGAGATGGATTACCTCACAGGCGTTGAGGTTGGTTTAAACAATGTCCTATCCGTCCCGTCGGGCGCCCCGGTTAAAGTCGCAGATGGTAAGGTCCTACCAAGTGAGGATAAAAAGTTTGCCTTTGTATGGAATGCCCGTGAAGTTTTAGAGGCCGCTCCATATGTTGTCCTAGCCACGGATCAGGATGTGCCCGGACAGGCCCTTGCTGAAGAGTTGGCACGGCGAATTGGAAAGGATAAATGCCGACTCGCCAAGTTCGATGCCAAAGATTTAAATGAAATCCACACCAATGACCCCTCTCGGTCGATACAGGATGTTATAGACAGTGCGCAGCCCTACCCCATCAGCGGGCTCAGCGATCCGGAGGTGTACCGCGACCGCATCAATGACTTGTTTAAACAGGGAACAGGCAAGGGGGAATCAACGGGCTACCCCAGCCTGGATGAGATATATACCGTGGCATCAGGTCAGTTGTCGGTGGTCACCGGTTACCCGTCATCCGGTAAATCCAATTTTGTAGACCAGCTAATGGTCAACCTCGCGCAGAAATCAGATTGGAAATTTGCGATCTGTTCATTTGAGAATCAGCCTGAAATCCATATCACCCGCTTAATGGAAATCTACATGCGCAAAAGGTTCTTTGATGGCCGGGACAGGATGGCGGAGGTGGAAAAGGAGGAGGCGTTTAAATGGGTGCAAGAACATTTCCTCTTCATTGATTCAAACGGGGAGGAGCCCAGCACATTGGACTCCATACTTGAGAGGGCTCGGGCCGCAGTTAAACGAATGGGAATCCGGGGAATGGTGATTGATCCATATAACTACATTGATATGGACAAAAGGGACACGACAGAGACTGAGGCCATCAGTAACATGTTGACGAGGGTGAGGAAATTTTGCATGGCAAACGATGTGCATACATGGTTTGTCGCCCATCCTTCAAAGATGAGCCGCTCCGGGAATGAGCAACCAAGGCCAGATGGAATGTCGATCAGTGGATCGATGGCTTGGTGGGCAAAAGCAGATTGTGGATTGACGGTGCACCGGGGCCAAGGCGCAGTCGTTGAAATAGCGGTATGGAAATGTCGTTACAGGTGGGTGGGTACTCAGGGCGAGTCAACCCTTCTATATAACAAAACCGCAGGCGTGTACTCAGAAAATTTGGATAACTTTTAAAGGACGTTAGGTGTGAGTGGTCCAGCATTCGTAAACCGCATCAGCTTACCGGGAGTGATCTTTCGTTCTCCGACAGGGTAAGTAGGAGGGGGCTTACGCCCCCTTCTTTATGCGTTGAACATTGCGCTTACGATATTGTCAAAAGACCCAGCATATACGGGACCGGATGAACGGTGCGTGTAAACGCAAAATCTAAGATTGACAGGATTGAATTTAATGTAACGTTGACCATCTCTAAAATGTCGTTCAGTGTCGTAAAGCTTGAGTCGTGCATGCTTGTAGGCCTCCTTTAAAAAGACGGGGTGGTGATGGGTTAAGGCTTTTATTTCCCTCATGAGAATATCTCTCTATACGAGTCAGCATTAACGATCAGGCGCGGGAAATAGGCAACCCCATCCTTGGGTGAATACATGGCCGCCCCCATGTCAAGATCGGACTCAAGGCATTGACGGCCCAAGTACCACATCTCATGGGGCATGCATTTGACGGCCAGCACCAAGCAGGCATTCTTATCCCCAATATCAAATAGGGTGAGGGTCCATCCAGCCCCCTTGAGGGTGTTAATAATCTCAATCATTAGTGCATCTCCTTTGACGCTTGTTTCAATTCGGATTCATAACAAAAATTCATAATGTGAAGAAATTCATCTTTCGTGGTATCAGAGACAAAAACCATGACCAGTAACTTGGCGATCACGCACTGGACGCACTCATGACTTGCCCCGGATTCATTGATGATCATCATCAACATGGAAATCAGTTTGTCCATTTCGTTCATTTCTTTTTTTGTAAATTCAGACATATCTTTCCTTTATGTACGGTCATCGGGCTTCAGATCGGCCCAGTTCAATTAATCGGCGGGCCTCAGCGCGATCCTCGATCCGCTCAGACTCAATCATTTTGCGCAGGCTCTCGGCCTGAATGCGGCCACACTCAAAGGCATAGCCAGCATTGATGTATTCAGATTCAGTGTGATTCATCATTCCTCCGGGCAGTTGGGGTTAGAGCAAATTTCATCTTCTACCAGCGCCCATCCACAATAGACGCAGGGCACCTCATCGGGCTCAGGCTCATCAAGCATGGCCTGATGCTGAGCCAGTAGGGTGCGGTAATGGTTATCAAGTCCTTTCATAGCGGGGCTCCAGTGGTTAAGAAAAGATAGCATGTCGCAAAACCAGCGATCCATGCAAGGCAGATGTTGAAAGTTTCATCAGACATAAAAGCTCCAGAAAAAAGGCCGCATCAAGCGGCCAGTTTCATTTGTTTAAACGATACCTCGGCAAGGTCGGACACATTACGCACCGATGCATGCTGAGAAAAGATGTTGCCCACATAGTGAAAGATACCAACCCCAATGGTCGTGATCCCCATCTTCTCCCCGGTAATAACCTGCTCCTTGCATTTATCAGCGTGACCCTCCCCATCGGTCAAGACAAAACATATCTTGCGCTGTTCGGGGCGCATCAGTAACTGCTTGTGGGCATAGCGCACGGCAAAGTAATCATTAGTCCCTCCCCCTGATGAAAGAGAGCGCAGAGGGGCTATAGCCTTCTTAACCGGCATATCAAAGGGCTTAAGAATATGAGCGGAACGGCCAAAGGTTACAACCGATACCGCAACCTGCGCCTTTTCGAGTGTCTCCATCAGCGCGATGGTGGTTTGAATCGCGGTAACGATCCGCTCAGATACCCCCATCGAATAGCACATCGGGGCATCCTGAAACATGGATGTGGAGACATCCAGCACAATCGTCACCGCAGTGTCAATCCCTTCAACCTCATGACGGCGTTTAAACACCTTATCATTAAATGACACGGTGGGCAAAGCATGGATGTTGATTGCACCAGACTTGCGATTGCGTTGGAAATCATTGATCCCTGAATCCTCAAACAGTTGGCGCACAGAGTACCGCAATTTACCGGGGATCGGGAACGTGGCATCCATCCAAGTGCCGGGGCCGTAATGGGGGGTCTTGCAAACATGTGCATCCTCACTGTAAGAACCCGGACCCGCTTTGCCCTTGGGGGCCTCAAGTGTAGGCTCAGCAGAAAAGGCATCATCATTAAATGGTGCGGTCGCATCACCAATGGATGGTTCGCCGTTTTCAGGAGAGCGATTAGAGGGGCTATCCCCATCGGGGGCGGCCTTACTCTTGGCGTCATTTTTTACGGGGCTTGTGGCTTGATCTGATGGGTTTTGGCTGGGTTTATTCAGCTTATTTATTTCATTGTATACCCACACGGCAACACTTAAAGTATCAGCGGATGACTGACATGAGCCAAGCATGTTTTTGGCCTGATCAAAGATCGGGGCCAGACCCTTGGCCAATGGAATTTTGCGGGTTGCATGGTTGCGCAGATAAATTGCCAAGACATAAGGGTATTGACGGGGGTCGGCCCAATCAGAGACTGAGTCCAGAGAGTCACTGACCATGTTATCAACTAAAGTGGTCAGCAGGTTTTTAATATTCCCGGTTGTGTTTAAACTGATCCCCTTGTGCTCAATGAATGCATCCTCCACAGCGTTATGTAACTGAGCCACATAATTGTGGTCAGCATAAATTGTAAAGTCGGTGAACAAGCGGTGGAGTAACTCATGCACAGCAAACCCGCAATATTTAACTAAGTCATTGTGAGTCAGGATCGCGTCATCAGCGACATCAGCAAGATAAATAGTCCCTCTCTGATTGATCCCGGCGGTCGTGATTTGGTCGGTCCATGTAACTGATATTTTGCAATTCAGGTCACGGGCAATTTTGTGAACCAATTCGCAAACCGCAGATTTGAATTGATAGCCTTTATAAATTTTCATATTGACCTCAGATGTTGTTGATGATGAAAGCATCATCGATGTGGGTTTCATACAAGCCCCGCAGGACCGCGTGGGATTCAGAGGGTTGACGGGCCACGACAGTGGTCTCCCATGCTTGGCGCGATGGGATGTAGGGCAGAGCGCGGATAAAGGCCATCGCCGAGCGAATGGATGGGGCATCCACAATATCGGCAGATTCAACTTTTGCGCGAGCTACTCGGATGACCTGATGAACATATTCAGCAAGTGGCCGGGTGCAACCCGTGCGCAAAACAATTGCCTTGATCTCCTCATCATTAGGCAAAAAGGTGAAAGGGATCACCCGGGAAAACCGATCAATAAGCGCGGAATTCATGGGACGAACGCCAGCATAACGGCCAGACTCATCCCCATTGCCCATGGTGTTATCAGCGGCAAAAATCAAAACCCCCGGGGCTTTGCGCCAGACACGGCCCCCGATGGAGACTGATGCATTGGGCTCAAGCAAACCATTGAGGGGCGCAAGCTCACCCGGGTCAGCATTGGTTACCTCATCCAACAAAATAATGGATGAAGGGGATGAGTAAGCCATCAGAAAATCCTTAGGCTCAAAGACGGTATTACCATCGATCAGGCCGGTGGCCCCTAAGTACTCCTCAGAGGATGTATGCTTGTGAAAATTAATGCGTTTAAACGCGCGACCAGTGCGAGCCGCAAATTGCTCAGCCACGGTGGATTTACCCGTACCGCGCTCACCCCCAAACCATAAATTCTCACCGGTTTTATCGGATTGGATCAGGTGGCGCAAGATGTCTTCGGTCCAAACAAAATCAGGATCAACCGATGGCGCGCCGGGGTCGTTCCAAATAGATACGGTCATCATTTGCCCCTTGACATCGCGGACATCAACACCAAAGGCCGTGAGGGTGGTTTGATTTTCAACGATATGAACGCTGGATAAATCGGCGATAACCGACTCAGCCTGAAGGTCCTGCACGGCACGTTTAAACGGGGCAAACTCATCGGCCACAGCAGTGGCAATGGCCTGCGCGATCAGGGACTCATCGACCTTGAATGAGCCGATCTTGTCGGACAGGGAATCGACCTGCATGGCGATGGTGTCCATCACCTTGCGATCACTACTCATCAAGTCAGCAAGCTGGTGTATTTGGCGCTCATGCGCCATCGTTGCATCATGTGCGCGGGAGGCAGTAGCACCAGCCGCATCGACCTTGGCGACAATCGCGGGGTCAAGGCCCACAGGGGCAGGTGCGACAGGGGTAGCATAGGCGATCTGATCAAAGGTGATATAGCCCTGCAATAATTCGTTATACAAGGCATCGACCATGACTGATTTACTGATGTCGTTTTGAGGCATGCGCACGAATTGTTTATAAGCGCCGGTCACAGTCTCAAGCTTGAGGCGAGCGATTTGCAGTTTCATTTGAGTGGACATAATTTTTCTTTCGTTAAGGGATTAAAGGGCTAAGTCATCGCCGCAGGGGCAAGTGGGCAGGCCTTGGTCGGCCCATTTTTGGGTAAGGCGCACGGTATACCCGCATGACGGACAGCAGGCCTTGAGCATGCGGGTGCCTTGTGTTTTCTTTGCATCAGCGAATGACAGGGCCGCATGGGGGTAAGGGCCAAGGCCATCGATCATGCCCTTGTAAGCAGGCAGGAAACTTGCATCGCCCTTTGTGGACTTCCATGATTCTTTGCCTGACCCGCAAGCTTCAAGGCCCATAGATGAGGCGGTGGACTGAAAGCGTACCCCGTGATTCATTGCGCCTGATGTGGCATGGCAAAGCTCATGCACCAGTACTTCAAAGACGGCAACGGGATCGGCCAAGGTCGGGGCGATCAGCACTTCAATTGTGCGGTCAGCGCTGGCAGTGTCGGCCCAGCACTGACCAATGGCCTTGGATCGCTTGGAACCAAGGGGAAAACCGCAGGCAGGGCGGATGCGTTGTGGCAGGGGTCGCCCGATAGCATCAAATACCGGGCGCAGTTCTTCAATGCCTGCAATGAGCCACTCTTCACGTGTTGCGTATGTCATGATGATCCTTTCAGGCGGTAGCCAAAACTTGGTTGAACTTATCGGAGCCAATGCGCTCAATGAGCGACTCGATTTGAGAGTGGGCAAGTGCCTTGATTTCTTTCAAGGTGTAACCAGCACTTGATGTGGTGATGCCCATGTACTGCCCATTAACGTGAAGCACTGCACCGCCCGTGCGGGGGTCAGAGACAGTCCAGTGACCATGCACCGACTTGTGCAGGTGCAAGGTGTGGGTGACGGAACCTGCGTGGGCAACCAGCAGGTGGGACTTGACAGTGGCGATCTCAGCACCAGTCTTGGTGCGTAGGGTAATGGTAGGCATAACGATCCTTTCAGTGTTTAAACGGGTTGCACTGCAAAGCCCTGACTCGCAGGGCTTCACGGTGGAATCAGACGTTAGTGATTGACGGGGCCAGAACATCGCGGATGGACAGGCCAAGGGCGTGGCGGACGATGGTTTCATCCCACTCACCAAAGGGGATGCGGTTCAGGCGTTCGCACAGGTGACCAATGTTGCGGTCGCGCTGGAGGGCGGTGACCTGCTGGTGAACCAGCATTGCGCGGGTCAGGATTGACCAGTAAGTGCTGTTCGGGTTTTTGTTGAAGTCCTTTTGAGCCAACTTCAAGTTGTTCAGAACGTGGGCCTTGAGAGTGGTGTAGTTGATTTGCATGAGTTACTTTCAGAGTCGTGCAAGATGGCACTGCAATGCCCACAGCGTAGGCATCACGGTTACATCTCATATGGGATGTTTTATCTAGCGTCACGGTGGACAGCTACAGGGCAGAACCCTGTCTGACTTGCTCCCAAACTTCCTTTGGGTTTCGCCTCAGACCGACCTTGATGGGCCGTTCATATCACGCTAGTAATTGCATCGAATCGAGTGCTACTGCTAGTGCTTGGGACGAATCATAACACAACGATTTAAACGGTGGTCAAGTAATAACCCAGTGATCCGTGGGGTTATTTAATCGCCGGGTCAGTGAGGATTTTTTCGCTCTTATTAGAGGGTATGGATTCCCTAGAGAATAGATGTAATTGAAGGGGCCTAGAAGCCCCTGAAAGGGTTTCAGGCGGGGTTGGTATGGACAAAACGAAATAAGGGCCTTAAATCAACGTGTAGTACATCAGTTAACACTTACCTGTGGATAACTTTCAGGTGATGAGGTCAGGAAGGGGCTTAAAAGGGTTTGGGCGGGGTTGGTATGGGTTTTGGTTTAAACAGGCCTTGTTGACAATGTGTAGTACTACTGTTTACACTTGCCTGTGGATAACTTTATTGGGTTATGCGAACGTTACGTTTAAACAAATACTTAGGGGTAATGATGATGAGTGCTGATGAAAACAACGGTCGGAGAATGGGTGCAATGAGTCGGGATGATTACTTGGAGGAACTGGAGAGGGCCGCGCAAGACATGGGGTTGAACGGTGATGAAAACCCGGGTGAGATGAGCGAAGCGGAACGGTTGGTCCAGACCGCAGAACCCCCAAGAGTAAGGATAGATGGAAAGCCCGTAGGAACAGAGAGAATAAAACCATTAAGTCAGAGAGCACATGCATTTGCTAGAGGGCTCATAGAGGGAAAAACACAAGAGCAAGCGTATAGGGAGGCTTACCCAGACGCTAAGGCAAAGCAAGCAGTGATCAAGTCGAATGCATGGAAACTATCGCAAGACCCAAGGGTGCAGGCAATGTTGAATGAGCATTGGGGAGAGACGGCAGAGGCGATGGTAGATGACATGCAGGCAACGAAAAGGTTTGTCATGAAGACACTGTTGCACTATGTCAAGGAAGCTAAGCAAGAGGGCTCAAGGCTCAAAGCTTTAGAGCTAATGGGTAAGACTGTAGGCATGTTCAATAAGACTGAAACAGCACCAGTGGAGGATGTCACAGTAAGCGCAGATCAGTTGCGTAAGGAGCTTGCGGGACACTTGCGCCTGCTTAGCAACGTGAGGCCAATCAATAGAGCGCAAGTACTCGAGGTTGAAGCTCCACGTTTAAACGCTGAGCCTGCTCCTGCTACGGTCATCAGGGGATGATGGGGGGATAACGATTGGAATGCGTGGAAGACGCTAGTTGGCGACCCCTATACCCCCTTTTTGGAAATGGGTCCCCCTCCCGCGCCTGCACTGTATTCCACTCCCCCGATTACCCCCTACCCCCATTACACGAACGTTCTCACCCACGCCACCAGTTTAAACCATAAAGACCCCCGGGTATGTCGTGTAAACGAAATAGGCCGGGGTATATATAAATTGCGTTTAAATGCTTGCGAACGTTCACAGTTGTGTTTAAACTATGTTTATGTCCAAGCGTCAACTTGTTTTAGATTTCATTAGGGCTTATATCAAGCTTCATGGAGTTTCGCCTTCTTATCAGGTGATAGCCAATGGGATTGGTTTGAAGTCTAAGTCCAACATTCACCGGATCGTGCATGCATTGCAGGATGAGGGATTGTTGACATTGAGGGCTTATAAATTCAATTCGATCAGGGTTTTGGACCGGGGCGTTAAAGAGATTTTAGATTTATGAGTGATTTGCTGACCATGCAAGAGATTGAGCAGTACAACGCGCTACTGCCGATGGTTGGTTTAAACGACCGCAGAAAGATTCGTCAAATATTGGATGAGGACACTTCAAAGAGGTGCCGGGCATCTTTTATCTTTTTTGCCTCAAAGATGTGGGATGGTTTTATTTCGGGTAAACATCATCAGATCATGGCTGATGCTTTTGAGAGAGTGGCATCAGGGGAGCTTAAGAGGTTAATTATCAATATGCCTCCCCGACACACTAAATCTGAGTTTGCGTCTTATCTTTTGCCAGCTTGGTTTTTGGGTATCTACCCGGAGAAAAAGATCATTCAAACAGCCCACACCGCTGAATTGGCTACGGGATTTGGACGTAAGGTAAGAAACTTGGTCCAATCCCCGGTGTATGAGAAGGTATTTGATACAAAACTGTCTTCTGACTCTAAAGCCGCAGGACGGTGGAACACTAACGCCGGGGGTGACTACTTTGCTATTGGTGTAGGCGGCGCTGTGACGGGTAAAGGCGCTGATCTATTGATCATTGACGACCCCCATTCAGAGCAAGAGGCTAAACAGAATAACCCCGCAGTCTTTGATGGGGTATATGAGTGGTTTACATCAGGCCCTCGCCAGCGTTTACAGCCAGGTGGGGCCATTATTATTGTGATGACCCGGTGGGCAAAGCGTGATTTAACCGGCCAAATCCTTAAAAACAGCGAAAAAGATGGCGTAGATGGCTGGGAAGTTATCGAATTTCCCGCTATTTTGCCCTCTGGAACACCTTTATGGCCCGGATTTTGGAAAAGAGAAGAGCTTGAAGCGATCAAAGCTGAGATTCCAACCTCCAAATGGAACGCCCAGTACCAACAAAACCCCACATCCGAGGAAGGTGCGATCCTTAAGAGGGAGTATTGGCGGATTTGGCAGGAATCCCGACCACCTCAGTGCGAATTCATCATCCATTCCTGGGATACAGCATTTGAAAAGAACAACCGCGCAGATTACTCTGCATTAACCATATGGGGTGTCTTTCAGCACCCTGATGAAAAGGGAAACTACAAGACAAACATCATTGTTTTGGACAGTTTTAAAAAGCGCATGGAGTTTCCTGAACTCAAGGCAACCGCCCTACAGTATTACAAGGACTGGAACCCGGATTTGGTCTTGGTTGAAAAGAAAGCCGCTGGCGCTCCGCTCATTTATGAGCTTAAAAACATTGGAGTGCCCATTCAGGAGTACACACCAAGCAAAGGAAGCGATAAGATTGCGCGTGTAAACGCAGTCTCACCTTTATTTGAAGCTGGCATTGTGTGGTGTCCTGATACCCGGTGGGCCGATGAGCTGATAGAAGAATGCGCATCTTTCCCCAATGGCGACCATGATGACTTGGTTGACTCGACATCGCAGGCATTGCTCCGCTTTAGACAAGGCGGTTTCATCACTATCGCATCCGATGAACCCGATGAGCCGATTTACTTCAAAGGTCGCCGCTCTGAAAAATATTACACCGTTTAAAGGATAAAGATGTTAGAAAAAGCCCTGTACCAAACACCTGAAGGACTTGATCGTTTAAACGATGAGCCCGATCTTCAAATTGAAATTGAAGACCCTGAAGATGTAAAGCTAAACATTGATGGGTTAGAGGTTGATCTCATGCCTCATGAAGAGGAAGAGATTCCCTTTGATGGCAACTTAGCTGAAATCATGGATGAGCGTGTCCTCCAGAGTTTAGGAGAGGACCTGGTCAATGATTTTGACAAAGACATCAACGACCGCAAGGAATGGGCTCAGACCTACGTAGAAGGCTTAAAGCTCTTGGGCCTGCGCTATGAGGAGAGGACTGAACCTTGGAACGGGGCCTGCGGGATATTCCACCCCATGCTGGCTGAGTCGGTCGTCAGGTTTCAGTCAGAAGGCATCACTGAAACATTCCCAGCCGCAGGACCTGTAAAGACAGCCATCATTGGTAAAGACACCCCTGACGTAGACAAAGCCGCATCCCGGGTACGTGAGGACATGAACTACCAATTGACGGAGGTCATGACAGAGTACCGCCCGGAGCATGAAAAGCTTTTGTGGAACCTGCCAATCTCAGGCTCGGCTTTCAAAAAGGTTTACTACGACCCAAGCCTTGGCCGTCAAAAAGCTGTATTCATCCCCGCAGAGGACATTGTTGTGCCTTACGGGGAATCGGATATTGAAAGCTCTCCCCGTGTCACGCACGTGATGCGTAAAAATGAAAATGAAGTCATCAAGTTAATGGATTCCGGGTTCTACCGGGATATTGAATTGGGTGACCCGGTCCTCCAGCTTGATGATATTGAAAAGCAAAAGTCCGAAGAGATGGGCATGACCGCCATTCAGGACGACCGCTACCGCATCCTTGAGATGCATGTGGACATTGACCTTAAAGGCTTTGAGCATACAAATAAGAAGGGTGAGCCCACGGGCATTGCCCTGCCTTATGTTGTGACGCTGGATAAGGGCACCCGTAAGATTCTTTCTATCCGCAGAAATTGGTATGAAGAAGACAAGCTCCACATCAAACGACAGCATTTCGTCCACTACCAATACATCCCCGGATTTGGCTTCTATGGTTATGGACTCATCCACCTTATTGGTGGTTATGCTAAGTCTGCCACTATGCTTATGCGCCAGCTCATTGATGCTGGTACTCTTAGCAATCTCCCGGGAGGACTCAAAACCCGAGGACTGCGCATTAAAGGTGATGACACCCCAATCAACCCCGGTGAGTTCCGTGACGTTGATGTGCCCGGCGGATCAATCCGTGACAACATCCTACCGCTCCCTTATAAAGAGCCAAGCCAAGTTTTATATACCCTCTTCCAACAAATCGTAGAGGAGGGCCGCGCCTTTGCATCGTCCGGTGACATGAAGGTGTCGGACATGTCCAGTCAAGCGCCCGTAGGTACAACCTTGGCTATCCTTGAGCGCACCTTAAAGGTTATGGGGGCTGTCCAAGCCCGTATGCATTTCAGCATGAAGCAAGAGTTTAAACTGCTCAAAGCCATCATTGCTGAGGACACCCCCGAGGAGTATTCATACGACCCAGAGTATGGCGGTCGCAAGGCTAAGAAAGATGACTACAGCTTGGTGGATGTCATCCCCGTGAGCGATCCTAACGCCGCCACGATGGCTCAAAAGATCGTTCAGTATCAGGCCGTATTCCAATTGGCCCAATCATCCCCTCAATACTACGACATGCCTTTGTTGCACCGTCAAATGATTGAGGTGTTGGGCGTTAAGAATGCCGCCAAGCTGGTTCCGATTGAAGAGGACATGGTTGCCACGGACCCCGTGACAGAGAACCAAAACCTGCTGACCATGAAGCCCGTCAAGGCATTCATCGAGCAAAACCATCAGGCCCACATTCAAGTGCACATGTCTGCGATCCAGAATCCCAAAATTCAGCAAATGATGCAGATGAACCCTCAGGCCCAGCAGATCATGGCCGCAGCCATGGCTCACGTGAATGAACACATTGCCATGGAGTACCGCCGCCAGATTGAGGAGGCCATGGGCATGACATTACCTCAACACGCAGATGATGATGAGCCAGTGAATGTTCCAAAAGATGTAGCGGATCAAATCGCCATCCGGGCGGCGCAGGCCTCTCAACAGATCACCCAGCGCGATCAACAGCAAGCCCAACAACAAAAGAACCAACAGCAAATGCAGGACCCCGTGATCCAGATGCAAATGCAGGAACTCCAGTTGAAACAACAGGACATGAAGCTGAAAGAGCAAAAGCAACAGATCGAGGCCGCAGAAAAGGCGGATCGCATCCGCTTGGAAGAGGCTCGCATCATGGCTCAGAAAGAAATTGCGGCTATGCAAGTATCAGCAACAGCCGCCGCCGCCAAAGACAAACTTAAGCAACAAATGGAATTTGAGGGCACAAAGCTTGGCATTGATATTGCCAAACACAAAGCCCAATCCAACAAACCCAAAGTTGATAAGGAGAAAGCTTGAACGATACACAAATCCTGACCCACGCGGTCAGAGAACTCAACCAGCAAAAATCTGATTATGAAACCTCATGCTACAGGGGGTTTCCAAAGGATTTTGCTGAGTACAGACACCTATGCGGAATGATCCAAGGTCTTGGTTTCGCAATAGAGTTTATCAACGACCTTGTGCATAAACTGGAGCATTCAGATGACTGAAGTTATCAATCCCGCGCTTGCCGTTGATCTATCCCGGATCATGAACAAAGCGGCGGAGGAAAAGGCACGACAACTGCCGGACCCTTCAACTTACAAAATCCTAACGGTTGTCCCGCAGGCTGAGGAGGAATTCTCAGACAGTGAGGTTGGCTTGATTAAGGATTCGCAGACCATGCGCCATGAAGAGGTGCTGACCCCAGTGCTGTTCGTGGTTAAGCTGGGGCCTGATTGTTTTAAAGACAAAACCAGATTCCCAAGTGGTCCATCTTGTAAAGAGGGTGACTTTGTCATCGTCCGCCCCAATACAGGCACAAGGTTAAAAATTCACGGCCAAGAGTTCCGGATCATCAACGATGACTCGATTGATGCAGTGGTCCAAGACCCACGTGGCATCCAGAGAGCGGGGAGCTAATCATGGCAACAGAAGAATTCAAATTCCCCGATGAGGTCGAAGAGGAAATCAAGGTAGATGTTGAGGCTGAGAAACCCGAGGAAAAAGTTGAAGCCAAAGAAAGCATTGATCCTACCGATGAAGAGCTGAGTGAATATGGTCAACGTGTCCAGAAACGGATGCGTAAGTTTTCAGAAAGCTATCATGAGGAAAAGCGGGCCCGTGAGGCCGCTGAACAAGAGCGCTTAGCGGCTGAAGATTTTGCCCGTGCTGTGTATGAAGAGAACCAGCGCCTGAAAACTCAACTCAAAACCGGCAGTGAGGCTTACATCCAAACCTCTAAATCCGCCGCAGAAATTGAGCTGGAATCAGCCAAAAAGAAGCTCAAAGAAGCTTTTGAGGCTGGAGATTCCGATAAATTGGTGTCTGCGCAGGAGGAGGTGTCTAAGGCAACTTTGAAGCTTGACCGCACAAGTTCAATGCGTCCGGTTGAGATTCATGACAACTTCCAAGTGCCTCAGCGCCAGCAACCACAACAGCAATCGTCAATGTCTCCACGCACCCAAACTTGGGTATCTGATAACTCAGATTGGTTTGGAAAGGATGACGAAATGACTATGCTTGCAATGGGGCTTGACAAAAAATTAGCACGCGAGTATGGTCCGAACTATGTCGGTACTGAAGAGTATTTTCGTACTATCGACGGCGCTATGCGCAAAAGGTTTCCTGAGTACTTTGACACTCAGAGCGATGAAGATGATCGGACATCCCAAACACGATCCAATCCGGCGGGAGATGAACCGCGCCGCGCACGATCCGCTTCACCGGTTGCACCGGCGTCAAGAAGCACACCGCCTAGTCGCGTCAGACTGAAGCCATCTCAAGTTGCGTTAGCTCGCAAGCTCGGGATTACTCCAGAGGCATACGCAAAACAGGTAGCAATTTTAAATAGAGGTGAATAATGGAACAAGTTGTTGAACAAAAGCGCAAACCACGCGAATTGGAAACCCGGTCTGCTGATTTTTATCGCGCAGAATCGTGGCAAAAGCCTGAAACTTTGCCAATGCCAAATCCCCGTCCGGGATGGACGCATCGTTACATTCGTATCAGCACTTTGGGAACATCTGATCCCGGAAACATCTCTTCAAAGCTCCGTGAGGGTTTCGAGCCTGTAAAGGCTGACGAATATCCGGAGTTGATGATGCACTCAGTTGTCGATGGTCGCTTTAAGGGCGGCATTGAGATTGGGGGCCTCGTACTTTGCCGTATTCCGTCTGAATTCTTAAAACAACGTGATGATTATTACTCACGCCAAAACAGGACTCAAATGGAATCGGTGGATCAATCATTCATGCGCGAAAGCCACCCCAATATGCCGAAGTTTTCTGAACGTCGGTCTGAGGTGACTTTTGGTTCAGGTTCTAAGTAATAAGGAGTCTTAGATGGCTTATCCTACCGTCAGCAAGACGTATGGCTTCAAACCAGTCAACCGACTGGATGGTCTGCCCTACGCCGGAGCGATCCGTCAAATCCCTATTGCGGCTGGCTACGCTACCGCAATCCTTAACGGCGACACCGTGGCTATCTCTGGTGGCTACTTGATCGCTAAAACTGCCACCAACTCTGGCGACACCGCCGGTGTTTTGGTTGGTTGCCAGTACGTAAACTCTGCCGGTCAAACCGTTCAGGGCCAGTACTACCCCGCAGCTTTGTCTACTGCAACCGCTTTGGCTTACGCCTACGTTGTGGATGATCCAAACGCTGTGTTCCAAGTGGCCGCTACCACCGCTGGCTCTACCACCCCCGCCGCATACACACGTGCCGCGATGGTTGGCAAGAACGTGGCTATGGTTGCCGGTGCAGGTTCTACCAACACTGGTGACTCTGCTTATGGTATTGATGGCTCCTCTGCCACCACCACCAACACTTTCCCAGTTCGCGTGATTGATGTCATTTCGGCAAGCGCTACTGGCCCTCAGAGCAGCAACAGCACCACTTATTATGAGTTTGTGGTGAAGTGGAACCTGCCCCAGTACAACGACACCACCGGGGTCTAAGGAGTAAATCATGGCTATTTCACGCGCACAACTACTTAAAGAATTGCTCCCTGGCCTGAACGCATTGTTCGGTTTGGAGTACGCCCGTTACGGCGAAGAGCATAAAGAAATCTACGAAACTGAGACTTCTGAGCGTTCGTTTGAAGAGGAGACAAAACTGTCCGGCTTCAGCGCTGCTCCTGTGAAGCCTGAAGGTTCTGCGATCTCTTATGACAACGCTCAAGAGGCATGGACCACTCGCTATAACCACGAAACCATCGCTTTGGGTTTCTCAATCACTGAAGAAGCGATTGAAGATAACTTGTACGACAGCCTGTCTGCTCGTTACACCAAAGGCTTGGCCCGTGCCATGGCTTACACCAAGCAGGTTAAAGCTGCCGCTGTGTTGAATAACGGCTTCTCCTCTACTTATGTAGGCGGCGACGGCGTTGCTCTATTCAGCTCTGCCCACCCCTTGGTTAGCGGCGGTACTAACGCCAACACCCCAACCACTCAAGCTGACTTGAATGAGACTTCTTTGGAAGCCGCAGTTATTCAAATCGCTGGTTGGACGGATGAACGTGGTTTGCTGTTGGCCGCAAAGCCACGCAAACTGGTTGTTCCTCCACAATTGATGTTTGTTGCTACCCGCTTGCTCGAAACCGAGTTGCGCGTTGGTACAAACAACAACGACATCAACGCATTGAAGAACAACGGTTCTGTCTCTGAAGGCTACACCGTTAACCACTTCTTGACCGATCCTAACGCATGGTTCCTGACCACTGACGTTCCTAACGGTCTGAAGCACTTCGTGCGTACCCCCATGCAAAACAGCATGGACGGTGACTTTGATACCGGCAACGTCCGTTACAAGTCCCGTGAGCGTTACAGTTTCGGCTGGTCCGATCCATTGGGCGTTTGGGGTTCTTCCGGTTCATTCTGATCCGGTTGCACAAAGAGGGGCCTTCGGGCCCCTTTTTTTACGTTTAAATGCTTGTTGCACATGTTTAAATCATGTATATTAGGATAACTGGGTGATTACCTGTGCCGGACTGCCCCAGCAGACGATGCAACGATTGGTACGGGTACTTTTGCATAAGGACTCTTTGTCATGGCACGTTCTACGTTTTCCGGACCAATTCTGGCCGGTAATTCCCGTTTTGGCGCAATCCGCGATGTTGGTTATACCGACCTCGTGCAAGATTGCAGTATTGTTTTAACAAACACCACTGTGGCTACTGCTGGTTACAGCGGCGGTTCCGGTCAGTTTGTTAACGGCAACCAAATCCCCAACATCAACGGTGTTGTATATACACCAAGCTCTACAGCTTACCCTCCAACTGCCGCCACCATCACGGCTGACGCAGGCACAGGTGGTACTGGTACTTTGTACCGTGGCGTGGTGTTTTATTTGCCTACATCCTCCAACATCAATGACTTCTTGTTGGATACCAACGTAGCTATTACAGCTACCGGCGGCACAATCGGCACCGTTACCGCAAGCATTGGCAATGGCTTTAACACCACCACTTATGGTAGTGTGACCTCAATGAACGCCGCCACTGGTCGTAACACCGTTGTGCAAACTGGCGCTCAATTGTTGGCTACCAATGCAACAACCGCAGACTTTACCAACCCCATGGGTGTGGTTGAGCCAGCAACTTTTTCGCAAGTTGTGGTTACATTGACCATTCCTTACACTGGCGGCACGGGCACCACATTGCCAGTTATCACTGCTGGCACGTTCACTTTTGCTCTGCGTTATACGCAAGTTGACGCCAACATTGGTAACAGCACCACTTACCCATACGGTAACTTTGACTGATTGATGGGGGCTTAGGCCCCCTCTTTTAAGGAGCAATCAATCATGATGCAAACAGATGTACGGGCGGCGCATTTAAACCAATCTGGTTTTTTAACAAAGTTTCGTTGCCGTAAAAAGCAAGTAACTTTGTGTGGAAATGCAAGCCAAGCAGGTAATATTGTTTTCTTTGACACCAATACTGCGCCAGTAACATCTGGCACATATGGGCGCTCAGGTAATACCATCACTGTCTCTTCTACGGGGCATGGGTTAAGCACCGGTGCGACTGTCGGGATTTCTTTTAATAGCAGTTCCGGCGTGTCGGCAACTGATGGCAACTACGTTATCACGGTAACTGACGCCAACACGTTTACCATGACCGACATTAACTCGGGCACTGTGACAAACGCAGGCACCGGTTGTCAATATGTTTCAGGCAATACCAATATTTGGATAGCCACATATGAAACACTGACTGGCGCAACAGCTACACAACAACTACTTGTTCCCGGCGAAGGCCAATTGTGTTTAAACGGCATTTATGTTTACATGGTGAACATGGGTTTTGTGACTATCCACTATGGCTGAAACCAGAAAAGCATCGTTGGCTAAGCGCACGCTGTTTATCGGCGTGCCTACTTACGACGGTAAGCTAAACATCAAAACTGCATTTGCTTTGGCGCAACTAATGCCCAAGGCAATTCAACTTGGTGTGTCTGTTATTTTGTCTGACCTGTCAAATTGCTCAATCATTACCATGGCCCGCAACGCTTTGGTTCATGAGTTTCTAAAAACAGAAGCAACAGAATTGCTTTTTATTGACGCAGACGTTATCGCAACAGCCGATGATATTCTGCGCCTGATGGCTCAAAGTGGTACTAAAGACATCACGACCGGGGCTTACCCCCGCAGAGCCAAAGACCAAAACTTTTTCACCGACTTGTACTTTGATGAGCATGGTGACCTGGAGTTTGATGGCTCATTGATGCGCGTAAAACGCGCCCCAACAGGCTTTATGTTAATCCAGCGCCATGTCATTGAAGCGCTGATTGAAGCCCATCCCGAGTGGATGTATGAGAAGTCACCGACCGAGAAGATGTCGGCGGTGTTTGATTTTGACATTGTGAATGGCAAGTACGTGGGCGAGGATTACCTATTCTGCGACCGCGCTACAAGCATGGGCTTTACAGTCCACATTGATGTGGACATTAGCCTGCCTCATGTCGGCTCCAATGAGTTCACCCGCAATTTCCGCGAGGATGTTGTTATGCCTCTTGTGGATAACATCCGCCAGTCGCGTTTAAAGGTTGTCAATGGCTAAAGCAACACCAAAGAAAAAAGGACCATCGCTGGCTGTTGGCCGTGGTGAAAAGCTCCCTGTCTCTAAAGGCGCAGGTCTTACGGCCAAGGGTCGTGCCAAGTACAACGCCGTAACAGGCAGTCACTTGAAAGCTCCTCAGCCTCAGGGTGGTTCACGTAAAGATTCTTTCTGCGCTCGCATGTCAGGCATGCCCGGTCCTATGAAGGATGAAAATGGGAAGCCGACCCGTAAGGCGGCATCCCTTGCAAGGTGGAAATGCTGATATGAGTACGGAAATGATTTTATGGAACGCATCGCTGTCATTTGTGTCAGCTTTGCTCATGTGGTTCATCAAAGATAAATCTGATGAAATCAAGCGGCTGGACATCCTTTTGAACAAAACCCGGGAGGAAAGCGCCCGCAATTTTGTGACCAAATCCGATGTTCATGGTGACATTGATCGAGTTCTCGCCCGTTTAGACAGGCTTGATGAGAAACTTGAATCTTTTATGCGGGAGCAAAGAAGTGCCCTCAGTTAGTCAAAAACAGCATAATCTCATGGCGATGGTTGCAAACAATCCATCCAAAGCCAAAGAGTTAGGGATACCCAAGTCGGTGGGCAAAGATTTCATGGAAGCCGACAAAGGTAGAAAGTTTGGTTCTGGCGGTGTAAAGTCCCGCGCAGATAGTCAAGTTGTTAATCAGCCGGAAACCCATCATGGAAAATCGGCTCTCTTTAAAAAAGGTGGCGTTATGAAAGAATCAATGGGTCCACGTAACATGTCCAAGGATGTGGAAAAAGGCTCTAACAAACTGACTCGCTTCGGTGAGAGCGCAGTTCAAAAGCGCGGTAAGACCAAAGGCACAAACCTTGGCGATACTGGTCCTACCGTTCCAGATATGGGCGGCATGAAGCGCGGTGGCATGGCAAAGTACGCCAAAGGCGGAATCATCGCCACTCCCATGAAGAAGGTTGTATCCGGTGGCATCAAGGCCCACGGTGAACACAGCATTCAGGAAAAAGGTCATACCAAGGCCCGTCAAGTCTCTATGCCCGGGAATAAGGGCATGAAGCGCGGCGGTAAAGTCTAAGGAGCCATCATGGCAAACTTAAACAGTCTTGCGGCTTTAGCCGCTTTGGGGTACATGTTCAGGGATAAGATTGGCGGCAATAATACGACTGCCCCAACCTCTACCGGAGCGGCCCCTCAAGCCCCACAGCCATCTCAACAGGATCAATCAAATGATGTGGACTTACTTGAGGCCGCAAACAATTCAATTGATTCTCAAGAGATTTCTGATTTTGCCCAAAATTATGGCAATCAATCAACCCCTCAAGAGAGCGTGCGTAACGCAAGCTCTTCATCTAAACCAGCTACAAAGTCCAAACCATCGGCGCAAGGCAATCCCCGCGACCGCGAAGCTGGGATGTCCCGTGGCACTCAGTATGGCTCTTCAGCTTATCAAACCCCAAGTTATACCGGTCAAGGCGGTAGCGGGCGTGGCGGTCAAGGCGGACCAACTGCCAATGAATTGGCAAGATATGTCCAACTTCCAACCAGCGCTCAGACTCAAGCCGGTTTAGAAACCATGATGGGCGGAGGCCCTGGTTTAAAAGCTATGAGTTCAATGGCTAGAGGTCTGGCTGGACGCAAGGCGGCTCAAGAGGCTTTGACTGGCGGTCGCGCATTGGCTACAACCGAAACCCCTGTTACGTTTGTTGGCTCAAGTGGCGCTCGTCAAGTTGGTGGCTACGATGGTTTGCCCGGCACTGCAAGGCAAGCGATTCAAAACAATCCAACCCGTCAAATTGCCAATAACCCAACGCGCCAGTTACCCAACAGCCCGTCAGGTTCTGTCGCTCAAAAGGCGGCTGAAACACCAGCCAAAAAAGCATTGGATGAATCCGATTGGACTGGCGGCGCTGTTGGCTATCGCAAAGGCGGAGCAGTCAAAAAGATGGCAAAAGGCGGTCTGACATCCAAACCGGTGTCAAACGCTTCTCGTCGTGCCGATGGTATTGCAACCAAAGGCAAAACCCGTGGA